TACCGTTCGCGCAGATCAATTCCTGGATAAAAACCGAAAAAGACTTCAAGTGTTTAACATGGCCAAGCAACTCGCACTTGTCGAATTATATGCTGACTTAGAAACTAAGTTACTGGCAAAAGCTCGCAGTGCGATTGAGGCAGTCGATGAAGAGAGTGTTAGAGATATTGCCACACTCTCTGGCGTGTTTCAAGCGCTGACCAAGGACATTCAGGGACTCAACAGTGCAATTTCGATGGGCAAAGATGAGTCTGGGCTCCCCACTGTGATCATCCGAGACTTGAGTGGAGTTTAAGATATGAAGTTTGTGATGAAAACCAAGGCGCAAGGGCAGGTACTCGGTGACTACATTCATCATCGAGGGCGTGTTGGTATTATCACAGGGCCATTAGGTAGCGGCAAAACTTATGGCTCTTGTGAACGCATCTTGACACAGATGACTGAGCAGCGACCAAACCGGCAAGGCATACGCAAAAGTAGATGGTACGCTGTCAGGAACACATATGGAGAACTCTTCTCTACTACGATCAAGGATTGGCTTGACTTATTCGAGCATCTAGGGAAGTTTTCTAAAGGGTCTGGTATTCAACCACCCAACCACCATATAAAATTTAAACTATCAGATAAGACCATCGTTGACTCAGACCTAGTCTTCATAGCTCTTGACAGACCGCAAGCTGTCAAGAAGGTGAGGGGATCACAGTTGACTGGGGCCTGGCTCAACGAAATAAAAGAATTACCGAAAGCTATCCTGGATATGCTCGACTTTCGTATCGGCAGATATCCGTCAGCTATTGATGGCGGGCCGTCATGGTACGGGATAATCGGTGACACCAATCAAGTGGATGATGATCACTGGCTTTACGAACTGCAAGAAGTTACCAAGCCAAGGGACTGGACCTTTTTTACACAACCTGGTGGGTTAATAGAGAACCCCGTAACTAGAGAATGGGAATCCAATCCTTTGGCTGAGAACATACAAAACTTACCTGAGGGATACTACACTAGAGGAAAAGAAGGTAAGACACACAGTTGGATAAAGGTCAACCTAGCAAATCAATTCGGGAGTGTTGAAGATGGAAGGCCGATTTACAAAGAACAGTGGTCAGAAGCCCTTCATCTAAATGAACATATCGTGCATGTTGAGGATCAGGAATTACTGTGCGGCCTTGACTTTGGCTTAACTCCCTCTGCAGTATTTGTACAACCAACAACACGTGGCGGTGTGAATGTGCTGTCTGAAGTAGTCTCCTTTGACATGGGTATTAAGCAGTTTGCTGAGACCTGCTTACTGCCACATATTCAGCAGCACTACCCCGACACAGATATCTCATTCATCGGTGACCCAGCCGGCAATCAACGTGCACAAACAGACGAACAAACAGTTTTTAAAGAACTAGCCGACTTAGGTATCATGTGTGAAGAAGCAAATACCAATGTGCTAGATCCACGTCTTGAAGCAGTACGATTCTATCTTACTGCACTCAGGGACGGCAAGCCTGCATTCAACTTACATCCTGACTGCAACCATTTGAGAAAGGGATTTAATGGAGGCTATAAGTTTAGAAGACTGCAGGTTGTTGGTGAAGAGAGATTTGCAGATACGCCTGCCAAGAATAAGTACAGTCATGTCCACGATGCTCTTCAGTATGTGATGATGCGTATCAGGGGCCTTTCTGGCTATACAAAGGAACGCCTGAATGAAGTAGACGCACTGATGGCGAAATATAAACAACGAAGAATGGTAATGTAAGGGAGAAGAGTAATGGGAACAAGATACTATGCAAGAATGATTGACGGTAACACAATTGAGTTGGCTCAGTACGATCATGAGAGACTGATGAAGATGGTTACACGAAATGTAGAGAACAGTGTGCATCTTGAGAGCGGTGATGTACTTAAGTCTGCCGCGGTCATCTACATTGGTACAAAAGAAACTGCGAAGATTCCGGCAGTTGGCACAGTTAAGCCTACTCCAAAAAAATAAAAGGTGACTTATTATGGCTGGTTGGTATACATCATTTACTGAGCTCTCAAAAGAAGATCGACTGACAGTTGCGAAAGAGATGCGAGACGAAGCTTGGACTGCAAATCTAGAGTGGCTTGAGTCAGCTCAGCTTGCGCAGAAGTTTAAAGCCGGTGACCAGTGGAGTGATGATGAGAAGTTTAAGCTAGAGCAGCAGGGTCGTGAAGCTTTAGTATGGAACTACATCCATCCTACTGTAGAACTAGCCGTTGGGATTGAGTCGCAAAATCCAGTACGTATTTATCCATACCCAGTTGAGAAGAGTGATGACTTCTTATGTGAAGTACTTGAGGATATTGTCAAGTACATTGACACAAGTCAACTTGACGCAGCAGATGAGCACAAGACACTATTTGAGAATGAACTTATCACAGGTGTTGGTGATGTAGTAGTCGACGTAGGACCTGATCCGGCAAATCCTGAAGAACTTCAGTTCTACGAATTCTCATTAGAAGGGTATGAGGTATTAGTTGATCCAATGTGTAGGAAGTCGAACCTTAGTGATGCACGGTACATCATCTATGAGAAGTGGATTACAGCAGAAGACTTTCACATCAGGTATCCTAAGCACATTAAGGATATGGAAGAAATTTTTACTGATGGCCTGGAAGGACTAGGTAAGCATTCAGATCACTCTCTTGGTTATCTAGACCAAGACGTAGTGCAAGCAGATTCTTTTGAGTTCTACGACTCACAAAACAAGCGAGTTTTGGTCTCACATTTAGAGTACAGAATTGCGTATCTGCGATACTACTTTATAAGTGACAAGAAGGAAATTACTGAGCTAACAAAGAAAGAATACAACCTCCTGAAGAAAGAAAAAATATCTGGTCAACTGACTCAAGTATATGACACTAAGATTCATTGGCTGCACTACACACATGACCGGATTTTGTGGGAAGGTGATTCACCTGTCTATAAGAAGAACTTCTCACTCTGTCGTGCAAGAGCATATATCGATCGATCAACCCGGCAGCACAAGGCCTATGGGCTTGTGAAGGGTATGATTGACCCACAGAAAGAATGCAATAGACGTTGGATGCATACACTTAAACTCCTGGGTAAGCAAGGCGTTGGCGTCATGGCTGAGATTGATGCATTTCATGATCTCACACAAGCGCAAGACTCATGGGCTGATCCTGATGCAATTACGTTTATGACCAAGGGGGGTTTGAACAAGGTTAAAGAAAAATCTGTTCCACAATTCCCTGATGCACCAATGAAGCTTGAAGAGATGAACCGGGAAGCAATGAAGATGATCAGTGGTGTGAATCCTGACTTGATGGGTATTGCACAGCAGCGTCGTGAACCAGGAATAAATCTTCGTTTGAGACAACAGCAAGGACTTACTATCTTGGCTAAGTTATTTGCTAATCATCGAGCTGCACTTAAAGAAGTATACAAGCGGAAGATTGAGATAATCGTACGCTTTATGCCTGAGACACAGATTAGAAAGATACTCGGTGAAACTGAGAAATACACTTTTCAACAAGGTTATATAGTAGATCAACAGCGTGGAATGATTGCGCCGATTAGAAAAATTC